GATTTTGTTGCATAATCTAAGCTATCTGGATTTGTAACATCATATTGCGATGAAGGATCTACTTGTATACATTTTCTCCACTGGTCATTTGTTCCATTTTCACGTACTACAGAAATTATTTTTCCTATACTTAAATCTTGACCATTTGCCGTATATTCGGCCGTAACAGCTGTAAAATTAACAGCATCTGTAGATCTAACAGCTATAGACCTATTAATAACATCTAAGACACCTTCTTTTAAAAATTCTGTTAATTCAGCAGTACTAGGAGCTGGATCAGTACCCATTGTTAATTGAGTTACAGCCTGTACTTTAGTTTGAAAATCTGCCATATTACCTCTCTAAGGTGCCCACCCTCTCTAGAAGAGACCCCACATCTCAATAGAGAGGGCGAGCGATTTTAGTTTATTAAGTAGCTGTTACACCACCATCAGCTTTAGTTTGACCTGTTGCATACCAGTTAGTGCCATCACATAAAAGCTCTACCCAATCTCCTGCGATAGCAACGCCATCTTTGAAGTTTATAAAGGTACAACCAGTATTAGATACCCCGTCATCGTTAGTATCAGTTTCAAGCTCATTAATACCATTAACAATAATAACATTGGTATCACTTGCAGCTTTTTCTGAAATAACATAATCAGCACCAGAAGGAGCAGCTTTAACTATAAATTTACAGTGAAAGCCTGCGCCTGCATCAGCAACAGAAGGGAGTGTTGTAGTAAACTCTGTAGCAGAATTTAAGAAAAACACTTTACCACTGTCGGCCGGTGTAAGGGAAGTAGTTTCTGTCAAATCTTGACAATAGTTACCACCCCAGCTAGCTCTTGAGCCTAGTTTAGCCATTATCTACCTCCTTAACCGCTAAATGGAGTTGCTGCAGTACCATTGGTACCAAAGACATTTCCCCATACTATCCAGCCAAGACCGAAGCTAGCTCTAACATTAACTTCAGAGCCTAATAATCCTCCAGTAGTGGTGGCATTCATAGTGATAATATTATTACTAGTACCATTAGCTGCAAACCCATCATCAGCATCAACCTGATGAACAGCTAAAGTTCCTTGGTAATAATCGCCAGCTTGATCTGTTGATGTAATAGTAATATTGCCACCTGCATCATTAGCCATAATAAACTTATATTCAAGTCCATCTAAAGCTGCCGTAATCTCAGGAAGCACTATAGCACATGCATCGGAATCAGCTATATGAATAATACCACCCTCTGTACCATCTAAGGTAATTCCGGCTGCTATTTGCTTATAACCACGACTAAGGGCTACATTATTCAAAGCATCACCATCTTTATTTTGTCCATATAAAGGTATACTCATTATCTATCTCCTTATGTCCATAAAGCGTGAGTTTCTGGACAACACCATTCCATTCCCGCTTCAGTTAAGATTTGATCTACTCTACGATCGACCCCAGAGTTCTCTAAAGTTTGAACTCCTACGTAGATTCCTGTATCTCTATTAATACCATTACCAACCAATGGACGATATGCACAATACTTCATATTGATTCCAAGAATCTTTACTTTAGTACCGTCAAGATGCACATTACGTGCAATATTCATATCACCATATACTGTTGAGATTGTTGTAATATCAATACCAAACACTTTTTTCTTTCCAGATAATGAAAAATCAGCTCTGTAATTAGCAGATGACTCTACATTATTTCTGAAATATCCAGATAGTTTATGCAACCAATTGTAAACTGCTGTAGAACAGAAGAATACAGTTGAAGCAGAGTTATTATATCTTGGATCTAACATTGCAGACATATCATCAAGAAAGTCATCTTGAGTTTTTGTTGCAATATCTAATGAAAAAGCATTTCCGTATGATGAAATCCAATCTACAGCACCTTGTGTAGTATTGTAAGTTGAACTTTGGCTACCAAATAGTAAACTATTTTCGATATCCCATTTATGTTCAATTAACTTTTGTTTCCATATACGTGCCCATTCATTGCCTTCATACTTTAATACAGTTGCACGATCAGTATTATTCATAACACAAGATGTTTTGAATATTTGAGTTTGACCAGTAGCTGTTAAGTAAGGTTGATCTTGCCATGTTTCTGGATAACCAGTACCAGCACCAAAAGCAGTACCAACTACGTAGCAACGATATGGCTCAAGAGTTTCTTGAGAAGCTGCAAGTTGAGATGTACTTGGAATACCCATTAAGAACTTTGCAGATCCAGGCCCATCTACAACTGTACATGCTAAGGTTTTGTATTCAGAGCTAGTAACACCAGCTGAAACAGAATCAATTTTTACAACCATATAACCTGTTGTAGATTGATCATTATTAGTGTTAGCAGCATCTGTATAAGGAAGCTTTAATAATTGGCCAGCAAAAAGAAACTCTGGAGCTGTTCCACTAGCAGCAATGGCTGTAGCTGTTTGCCCAAAAGCTTTTCTTTTATTACCATTACTTAACCAATCTCCAGCAACCTCAAGGTATATATTATCACCAGCTGCATCATCAGCCGCTGCAAGATCTACCGCTGTATCACCCGCACCACCTGCTAATGAAGTAGTTGCTGTACTTGTTCCATCACCATGTTTATATACATATACATAGCGTCTTTGATATGATTCACGCTTTTCAGTAAATTTGAAAGTCGGATCATCTGTTGGTTTTTTCGAAACCATGCTTACAAATCGAAAAAATGGATCTTGTGACAAGCTTAATTCTGATACCTTATCGCCAAAGTTATACTTTCTGCGTAAGGCACCAGTAGCCGCACTTGGCCCAAATTCGACCGTAGGCTCGGAAGTATAATTACTCCCGGTTACGTTTAGAATATCAGACATTTGTCTATCTCCTTAATTAAATTCGGATAGACTTTAAATTAATATAAGCCTAGCCGAACAGGTTATCAACATCATTATCAAAGCCGTTTATCAAATCAAATACTTCATCTGATTCTGATCTTTGACGACCTTGACTGTTCGCTCCCGATGCGGATGTAGGCATATTACGGACATTCTTCATTTGGTTTAACATATCAGCTTTTGTAGAATTAGCAACATTAGCATTGTTTTGGTTTCGATTTAGTAAATAATTTACATCATCTAAAGTCATTATATGCTTTTGTGCTTTTTCCTTAAAAGCCACAAACTGTTCTTCTGACAGATTATTCTTCTGTTTAAATGCTTGTTCTTCAGCTGATCTAGCTTGAGCTTGTTGCATTTGCATAGCTCTTTGCTTTTCAGTATTTAGCATTTGGCCAACACGTTGTTGTACCATGCTATCAACATGAGCATTCATTACTTTAGCACTATCAGAATCTGGGTCTGTTATATCGTTAGGGTCAAACACAAAATCTTCATCAAGTCCTAATTTCTCTTGAATCGATTGTGCAGGTTTCCCCCCACCCTTTAAGTAATCCCGAACATGATCTACCAATCCACTATCGTTCTTCATCGCTTGTAAAACAGGGACAAAAGGTTCGACACTTTTATACTGTTCTTGCAAACGAACGGCTTCTCTACTAGAGTCTTCGTATCTTTTCTTCCAATCAGTGCCGTTATCTGCTGGAAGCTCCACATTCTCGGAGCCAACGTTTTGTGAATTGTGGGTTACCTGTTCGGAGCCACTTGTTTGTTGTTGGGTTACCTCAGCGGTTTCATCAATGATACCACCGTTGACTTGGTTTTCTAGATTATCAAAAAAAGTCTCAGAGCCTTTATTGGTATTAGCTTCAGCAGCTTCAAAAGAATCTGCCTCCATGCCAATTTCAGGGTTACCTTGACTTCCTACTTCATCTGCCATGTTTTCTCCTTATTTATGGTTAAGTCAACGTGGATAGTCTAAGCATTTTGCTTTTCACTATCCAAGTTATTTTTTGCAGACTGTAACATATTGGCCGCTTGCTGCTTCTGAGACTCAACATTATTAGTCATTACATTCCGCAATAATTTTTGTTTTCCTTCTGTCTCAACATACTGTTTACCCATTTGAGACTTGACTTCTTCTTTCTTTTTATTTATCTCTACATCAGCTTGCATTACTTTTTGCTTGATGCCAGCTTGTACCAACTGTCTTTCAAGTGTTTCAATAGTACCTTCCTTATCTTTGATAGATTCGGATAGTTGTTGTATTTGGCCTTGTAATTGTGAGTAGAGCGATTTTCTTTTAACAATACTCTCCTTATTTTTTATATCAGTTTCAGCGAGGACAGCAATGTCATCTACTACGCCTAACTGCATTAATTGTTTTAATTCTTCTAAATATGCCCATCTATTAACTGGCATTGTAGAGCCTTGAACAACTCTAACATCATATTTAAGAGTATCTATATCCATTGACTTTCCAATCGCCTCTCCCATATCATTATAAATAGGTACATTAATTTCCCTTTCTTCTGTTTCAGATATTCCCGAAGCCTGAATAAGTCTAAATCTTTTATAAGCAGTATATGTAGATTGAGAGAATTGTAATACTATCTTTCCAAGTTGCCGTAATGCTGGTTCAATAGAAGTAGTCATCCATTGTTTAATACGCCTAGTACCATATTCATCTAAAGCCAACATACCTCTATAAGTTTCACCTGCTTGTGAACTGTCTCCCATCATAGAGCTATATATTCCTGCTAAGTACTCCATATCAGATTTGCCTTGTTGAACTATAGAAAAGAAAGCACTAGATAATGGAGCAGGCATCACTGGAGTAGGTCTCTCTACACCAGGTCTTATTGGAAGTAAAGCTCCAGGACTAGAAGAATACTTTTCCCAAAGCTCTGCATCAATAGATCCCTCTTCATACATCCATCTTAAAGAAGATCCTAATGAGGCATTGTGAACCATTATTTGATGAGCTTTATTTATCTCTTGTTGCTTTCCAATTAAAGGTGATACAGCTGATATAGGATAAGGAGTACCAGTCCACTTAAAATGAAATGGAACTACAGGGTACTCTGTAATAGCATCAGGAAGCACTGTTTCATATAAAAGCTTATCACCTGCAACGCACGTTTGTTTAATTCTTGAAGAATAAAACTGCACCTTATCTACTACATTTTGAGCTATTTGA